CGCGCAGACGTTCGACTTCATGTGCGATAACTTCTTTGTGGAGTACCCCCGTCTGGTTGCTGAAGCACCGACTAACTTGGGCACGATGTACCGAGCCGAGGACTACCCTGACTTAGATGAAGTCAAGTCGAAGTTCGGATTCCGTCGAGCCGTAGACCCCATCCCTGAGTCCGGCGACTTTCGCTTAGACGTATCAGCAGATGACCTGACGGAGTTGAAGAACCACTACGAGCAGCAGCACAGCAGTAGGTTAGCCGATGCTATGAAAGCGCCGTGGGACAGACTGCACACTATGCTGATAGGCATATCGCAGAAGCTCACCGACAAGGAAGGTGAAGATGATAAGAAGCGTTACTTTGATTCGCTGATTACCAACCCGCTTGAGTTGTGTGAGTTGCTTGGCAAGATGAATGTAACCAACGACCCCAAGTTGGAGGAAGCGCGTAGGCAGTTAGAGGTAGCCATGATGGGCGCGAACATGGAGTCAATCAAGGAGAGCGCAGTGGCGCGTGAAGAAGTCAAGGCCAAGGTCGATGCGATCTTGAGTAAGTTCCAGTGGTAACAATTGTTAGGAGTAATGAAGAATGAGCAATCAAAATATCCCCGGTAACGTAGTGATCGATTCGGAGTTACGCGCCAAGTATCCCGACTACACCATATCGTCTAACCCAAGAGAATTCTTTTCCTTTATGGTTGAGCTTGCTAGGGCGAATCCGTTATGGTCACTACACGCCGACACGCGCATTGCGGCTGACTCAATCAAGATAACGCGATTCGTAGTCAAGCAAGACGGCCTTGATCTAGGCGTAGTCGCTCTTGACTCTATGCGTAACGGCAAGTATGGGTTCAGAATTTCTAACGAGCGCATACGCTCTACGATGAGCCGTAGCAGTGCGAAGTTTACGTCCGACCCCAAGAAGGCGTTGCTGCTTGTCAAGAAGATGTTCTACAAACCTGACACAAATGAGAAGCTAGAGAAGGCCAAGATCGAGGCTAGCAACATATTGAACCGAGCAGCGCGGCACAAGCAACGGACATGGGAGCAAGGGGAACATACGCTGAACCAGAACATCATTGCGTTGGTACGTCTTTCTGGGGTTGAGACTTTCTTACAGAATCTAGGGGAGCTAGGGCATGCCGAAACCGCTACGATGTCAGCCCTACTTAGGGAAAACACCCATGCCCAAGCTGAGCTACGTACAGTCACAGATGTTCTTAGCGCATTTGAAGACAAGAAAACATCTATGGTTGTCATAGTTGATAAAAATTATATCGTTAAAACAGGTGACAATGTACAACTCTATGATGATAATACACTTCCCGAACAACTACGTGGTGGCTTAGGAATGTTGAAACTTGTCGAGCCAGAGCAAGTGGTAACTGGCATAGGGTGTCGGGTCAGCATAGAGGCTTTCGTTTTGCTGCTGCCTACGCAGGAGAGCTAACAGTTGTTAGGGGCTGTATGAAAGTGCCTACAAATTTACGCAAACAATTTAAAGAGTACGAGAAGGCTGGATTTCGTATCGTTGACTTGGACCTGCTCAGTGGGTCTCATTGCAAGGTGAGGATTGAGGGTATCGACACACCACAATTCCTCACGCGAAACGCAGATGAGCCGAGAGCAATCAAGAACAACATAGCGAGGTTTCGCCGACTATCTAAGGAGAAAGACGATGTTTAAATATATGTGGACAGAGCTAAAGCTCATGATGAAGACGGTCACGCCAGCACAGGCGATAGCGCATGAACTAATCCATGCCGAGCACGATCTGTTGAAGGCCGAGACTGGTGTGGAGTACGCGCAGTCGATGGTGACTTACAACAAGCAACGAGTCAAACGCTTGAAGGCGTACTTGGGTAAGACCGAGGAGATCATATGAACAGGGTCTGCGATGCGGGGGGCATCTGCCCACACACGCCACAGTGCGCCAGCTTCTGCCAATTTACGGATGGGGGGCTGGAGACGGAAACCCGCAAGATCAAAGCGTATCCAGCAGTACCCGCCGACATCGAGCCAGAGACGGAAGAGTGGCACACAATGGGCAGCATCCTGTTGGGGCTTGCGATTGTGGTGCTAGTGGTGTTCTTTGGCCTGATGCTGTTTACAGGCATGTGGATATGGAGTCTGCTGATATGACCAAAGACGAAGCCCTGAAGCTGGCGCTGGAGGCGCTGGAATTGGCAAACATAAATCACTGGTGGGGGTCTTCAAAAATTGAAGCAGCCATCACCGCCATTAAAGAATCCTTGGCACAGCGCCCGTGGGTAGGGCTGACAGACGAAGAGCGCAAAGCCCTGACATCTGGCATGACCCTGAGTAAATAACCAAGGAGAAGCGCACTTGATGTGCCCAACCTGTAACGCATGGACGACAGTCGAGCAAACAAAAAGTATTGGGGATTGTGTAGAACGCAGAAGGAAATGCGCTAACAACCACACATTCACAACGGAGGAGCGAGCCATACCACCAAAGAAGCGTGGACGTCCCAAGAAAACTAAGGAAACAAATGACAACCGGAATTGAATTTTTAAAACCAGATAAAAAACGTAAGGGACGAGGCCCCGGTAAGAAGCCTACGCTCCACTACATGAGCTTGCGATTGCCCAAGGAGGTGCTGGACTATTTTGCCCAACATCACCCGCATTCAAAGCAAGCCAAGATTAGAGAAATTCTTGCTGACTACATCAACCACGAAACTAAGGAAACACACAATGGCTAAGAAAATAAGTGCATCGGAGAAGGTTCGCCGCTTTATCAAACGCAACCCTACCATGTCTACCAAAGACGTAGCAACAGAACTTGGGTGCAGGTACGGACTCGCTTACGCCGCTAAGCGCAAGGTGCTAGACACCGTAAAAAGCACAACAGAAGGAGTGCTCACAAAAGCTGCCGAATCAATTTTTGAGTTTACGAAAGGGCGTGACCGTACACCTGTGGATATTGACGTAACACTGACTGACCGTGGTGTTCGCTACGGCATGTTTGGCGGGCAGTCTTTTGTAGCCTACACACTTAAGAACACCTTGCGTATTCACGCTAACAAACACAATAAAGCGTTTTCGTTTGACCAAGCCGAGGCGCTGGACATGATCTGCACCAAGCTAGGCCGTATCGTGAACGGTGACCCTGACTACGTTGACAATTGGGTTGACATTGCGGGCTACGCCAAGTTGGTCGCCGACAGACTCCAAGGTAAGGCGGTCTGACTATGAAGAATGTAAAGCACCCGAACCACACCATGTTACCGGTACATCTGCAAAACATGCTGATGTCTGCGGCAGCGTCAGGACGTGCAGAGGTCGTAGACCGGGCGATTAAAGATGTGTACGAAACAATGCCGCATAAGTTCCACACCGAAAAGACGGTTTCCGAGCGTAGGTTTCTTAACGAGCCGCGCCGACTTGTACCCAACGCAGGGTATGAGATACCGTTTCCTTTAGGCGGGGCAGCACGCTCTACTTAAGTTTCGGGGGGAAAGCGGATGCCGTAAAGAAGGTGCAGCGAGTACCCCCACCTATTGACAAAGTACAATTAGAGGCTAAGATGAACAACGAAAAAGGAGCGTTAGATGGAACATTGCTCACAATGTAAGCAGAAGATTAGAAAGATGAACCCACACCACATGTGCAAAAATAAGGTTGCCATGCTTGAGTTTCTCGGGAAAGCAGACGATTGGGTTTTTGTAGAAGCTGGAAGAGGGGCGGTTGTCAAAGGACAATCAAGCCGAGCGCCTTACAGAGCGCAAGCTCATTGCAGTGTATTGGTATGGTTTGGGTTAGCCGAGCATGGTGAGCGCAGATCAGGTATGTACCGCATCACAGACAATGGCGTTAAGTTTCTCAAAGGTGAACATCAAGTTCCAAAAATTATATGGAGCAGGGAAGGCGCTATTGTTGACCGTGATACCACAATGGTAGCAATCGGTAGCGTTAAGAACGTGGTACTTGACAAGGAGTATTGGGACAACTACTCCTTTTATCAGAGGTCTTATGTCAACCCCTGAGTCTAAGGTCAAAGAGAAGATAAAGAAGGTTTTGAAGGCACACGGCGTGTACTACGCCATGCCTATCGGTACGGGCTATGGCAACAGCGGTGTGCCCGACTTCCTGTGTTGCATCAACGGGCACTTTGTGGCTATCGAAGCCAAGGCTGGTAAGGGCGTAGCAACCGCACTGCAACTAAAGAACCTAGCCGCCATAGACCTTGCCGGTGGGCACCCAATGATTATTCGTGAAGACAACATGCAGTACCTACTAAACGTAATCGAGGAATGTAAAAAATGAAACTGATTGAGAAATTTATGCTCAAGCGTTGCTCTACTGAAGTACAAATAATGCTCACACGCATGCGGGAGCGACCCGAAGACTTTAGCTACCACACAGGTTGGAAGAAGCTCGTTGAGATTGCCGAATCCAGTAGCAGCCCGTATACAAAGATAGAGCGCAAGATGATACGTGCGTACTGGAGAGAGTGTCAGTTGCAGCGAGATCGTAAAGCATTGCTTGCCCAAATTATGCAGCAAACACTCAACCCGACTTCTAGGGAAAGCGTAGAGGACGGAGTAATGATAATGTCCGCAGCCCAAGCAAGCCTATACGCCAAACAAGCGCAGATGAACAACCAAGCGCAGCAAGCAAGTACATCGCTGTACAGTCAAGCCACTCAAGCGCAAGGGTTCACTGACCCTCGGTCAACGTATGCAAAAATAATGGGGACACTAGGCCCATGAAAATTTTAACGATTGACTTTGAGACGGCTTATGGGGGTGATCTTGGCTTTGCTAAGCAGACTACCGAAGAGTACGTACGCGACCCACGCTTTGAGGTTATAGGAGTCTCAGTACAAGTAGAAGATGGCGAACCCGAGTGGTTTACGGGAACCATGATCGAGACTGCGGAGTTTTTGAGTAGGTATGAATGGAGTGAGTCCCTTGCCCTAGCCCACAACGCTATGTTCGACGGGTTCATTTTGTCTGAGCACTTTCAGATCAAACCGAAGGGTTGGTTAGACACGCTGTCTATGGGCCGCGCACTGCATGGCACTGAGGTTGGTGGTAGCTTAGCTGTACTTGCTAAGCACTACGGTGTTGGCATCAAAGGAGAGCAAGTCAAGCAGTACATCAACTACTTTCGCAAAGACTTCACATCTGAAGAACTCGCCGACTACGGCAGCTACTGCAAGAACGATGTGGCTATGACATGGGATTTGTTTGGGCACATGAGCGAGGGGTTTCCCGCAATTGAGTTTCGGTTGATCGACCTGACCATACGCATGTTCACAGAGCCAGTGTTGCAGTTGGACAAGAAGGTGCTTACTGCCCACCTAACAAGTGTTAGGGACAAGAAGGAATTGTTGATGAGCAAGATGCTGATTGACAAAGACGATCTAATGAGCAACCCCAAGCTAGCCGACGTACTCCGCTCTTTCTGTGTAGAGCCACCGATGAAGGTTAGTCTGACCACGGGCAAACAAACTTACGCATTCGCTAAGAGCGACGAGGATTTTAAGGCCCTGCTGGAGCACGATAACGTCATCGTACAGGCAATTGTGGCTGCGCGGTTGGGCGTTAAGTCTACGCTGGAAGAGACACGAACCGCTAGGTTTCTGGGTATCGCTGATCGAGGGTCAATGCCAGTTCCGCTGCGCTACTACGCTGCTCACACAGGACGTTGGGGCGGTGCTGACAGCGTAAACCTCCAGAACCTACCACGTACCTCACCTCTTAAGTACGCCATCATTGCGCCGACTGGCTACGCAATAATGGATTCGGATTCGTCACAAATTGAAGCGCGTACTCTGGCATGGTTAGCTGGACAGGAAGACTTGGTCGCGGCCTTTGATCGTGGCGAGGATGTGTATTGCATCATGGCATCGGCTATCTACGGACGGCCTATCACCAAGGCTGACACTCGTGAACGCTTTGTGGGGAAGACCACAATCCTTGGCTGTGGCTATGGCATGGGCGCAGGGAAGTTCATGGCCCAACTAAAGAATTTTGGTGTGGCTATTACGCTAGAAGAGGCGACGAAGATTATTGATGTGTACCGCAGAACTTACCCAAAGATCACAGCCCTGTGGAAAGCAGCGGGTACGGCGCTAGACGCAATCATGAGGGGCCAGACGACAACGTTGGGCCGCAACGGTGTGCTCAAAGTTGACGGTAAAGACGGTATCAAACTGCCCAACGGCCTGTACCTCCGTTACCCCAACTTGCGTAGCAGCCAAGACGATGACGGCAAATTTGAACTCATATACGACACCAAGAAAGGCCGCTCCGTTATACCAAATCGGATATATGGAGGCAAGTTGATAGAGAACGTGTGTCAAGCCTTGGCTCGGATTATCATTGGTGAGCAGATGCTTGCGATCAACCGCAAGTACCGTGTTGTCATGACGGTGCACGATGCTGTGGCCTGTTTAGTGCCGATTAAAGAGATCATCACCGCGATGGAATACGTTGAAATCTGCATGCGAATCCGTCCCTCATGGGGGCTGGAATTACCCCTTAATTGTGAGACAGGATGCGGAGATAGTTATGGCGATTGTTGATTACGCACGGCCTTGTATGCTAGCCGAGAACGCGTTGAAGGCGGCGCACGAAGCAATGCTAGAGAAAAAGTTTGCCGAGGCAATTGAGCAGGGCTTCATTGCGATGGCAGAAACAAAGCTGATGATTAACTCGATTAGAGACATGCAGGAGCGTCAAAGATGACCGCCAAACCAATCGTCTGGTCTTTCAGCAGCCTGAAGACTTTTCAGCAGTGCCCGAAAAAGTACTATCACACGAGAATTCTTAAGACCGAGCGTGAGCCCGACACCGTAGCGACTCTGTACGGCAAGTCAGCGCATACAGTTGCGGAAGAATACATACTCAACAAGACTCCGATCCCTCCCGAATTTGAGTACATGAAGGACATGCTTGACCAACTCAACGCCATCCCCGGCGAGAAGTTGTGTGAAGTGATGCTCGGCCTCACCAAAGACCTAGAGCCTTGTGAATTTAATGCCGACGATGTTTGGTGGCACGGTATCGCCGACTTGGTTGTGCTTAATGAGGAGAACGGCATAGCGCACTCCGTTGACTACAAGACTAGCAAAAACTCTCGGTATGCTGACGTAAAGCAACTCGATTTGGTGGCCACGGCTATCTTTGCCAAGTACCCTAAGATCAAGACGATCAAGTCGGCCCTGCTGTTTGTGGTGAGCAAAGATTTTGTCAAGGCCACGCACCACGCCGAGATGAAAGACAAGTACATTGAGAAGCCAGCGCAGGATGTTGCGCGTATCGAAGCAGCGATAGAGAACGGTGTGTGGAACCCGATCACCGGCCCGCTATGTAGGTTCTGCCCCGTCAAAGTTTGTGAACACAATAGGAGTTAAACCATGCCATACGTAAACAAACCCCGTCCCTATAAAAAAGAGTACACCCAACAAGTTGAGCGGGGCGAACTACCCACACGGATGGACCGCCAACGTGCCCGTAACGAGATGGATAAAAAAGGCATCGATCGTACGGGTAAGGACATCGACCACACGGTTCCGCTGAGCAAAGGCGGCACTAACGCGCCGAGCAACTTGAAACTGAAGTCTCCTAGCGCCAACCGTTCATTTAGTCGCAACTCTGACCACACAGTCAAAGTCAACAAGCCAAAGAAAAAATGAGCCTTGATACGTATACGTGGCCTCGCCCGCATGGATTTACGCCGTTCGATCATCAGAAGGTAACCTCAGAGTTTTTAATTAGCAACCCCAAAGCATTCTGCTTTAACGAGCAAGGTACAGGCAAAACGGCGTCGGTCATCTGGGCGGTAGATCATTTGATGAACCTCAACGTCGTTAAGCGAGTGCTTGTCATTTGTCCGCTATCAATCATGAAGTCAGCGTGGCAGCAGGACTTGTTCAAGTTTGCCATACACCGTACGGTTGATATCGCTTATGGAAGCGCGCGTAAACGCAAAGAGATTATTGGCGGAATGGCTGAGTTTGTAATCATCAACTTCGACGGTGTAAGCATCGTGAAGAATGAAATCATTGACGGTGAGTTTGATCTCATTGTGGTTGATGAAGCCTCAGCCTACAAGAACGCGCAGACTGAACGTTGGAAGACATTGCGTGACATCAACAAAAGTGTTAAGGGTCTGTGGATGCTGACGGGTACACCCGCTGCTCAGTCTCCTGTAGATGCTTACGGTCTGGCAAAGCTAGTTAACCCCAAGGGAGTGCCACCATTTTTTGGGC